ACGCGCAACATGGGGTGGCGGACCTATCAAGACATGGAACACCACCGCAGAGTTTCTGGTGGATTGGGCCTACGATTTCTTACAGCCGTGCGTGGATGCATGCTTGGAGGAAAACCCTGTATATGTTTATGGGGATCATTGTCGCTTTTGTAACGCAAGAAGCATCTGCGATTTATATAAACAATATAATAAAGGAGAAACTAATGAGTGAAGAAAATAAGCCAGAAGCTGAAGAACTTAAAATTAAGTTTGAAGAAGATGGCAAAGAGTATGTTGTCAACGATATGCCAGATAATGCAAAAGAATTATATATTCGTTATCAAAAAGAAAAGCAAAACAGAGACAACATAATTTTAAATGCTAATGAAACTGTTGATAACTTAAATAGATTATAAACTTCCTTTGAAGCTGATATGCGAAACATATTAGAGCCAACAGAAGAAAAAAAGATTGAGGTGCAATAATGTCATTAGCTGATATAAGAAAAAAATCCGTACAAAAACCACCAAGGATAATAGTTCATGGTGAGGCAGCTGTAGGTAAAACATACTTAGCATCGCAGACAAAAAATCCAATTATGTTGGATGTCGAGGATGGTCTAGGTAAGATACAAATGGATAACATACCGTGTAAAACTTATGCGGATGTCATGGAAAATCTTGATGAGCTTGCCGTTGAAAAACATGAATACAAAACTGTTTGTATTGATTCTTTGGACTGGTTTGAGAGATTGCTTTGGGAAAAGGTTTGTGCAGATAACAACTGGGCTTCCATTGATCAACCTTCCTATGGAAAAGGCTATGCCGAAACATTGAGGTACTGGGGTCAGTACATAGAAAAACTTAATAAACTAAGAGATAAAGGAATGATGATATTCCAGATATGTCATAGTGAGGTAAGAAAAGTGGAAGATCCACGAATCGAAGCTTACGACAGATACTCTCTTAAACTTCATAAAAAAGCTTCGGCTTTATTGTTGGAACATTCAGATGCGTGTTTTTTTGCAGCTAAGAAGTTAGGTACTATTAAGGTGCAGGGTAAAAGTGGTATGACTACTAAAACCGTATCTGGAGATAGAATTATTTATCCAAACAACGACCCAGCGTATCTTGCAAAAAACAGATACAACTTACCAGATGAGTTGCCAATGGACTGGAACGCAATCCGTGAGGAGATGTTGAAGTGATTGATACTAAAGAACTTAACGAACACTTTTGTGATGATGATCAACCACAATACGATGAAGATGGATTTTGTCGTCATTGTGGGGAATCGCAAGAGGATTGTTCAGAATATAAATGTTGGATTTAACAAGGAGTAAAAAATGGATTTAACAAATTTTAATGTAGATGCCTCTAACGAAGGCAAGTCGGCAGTTGAGCCAGGTAGACATGTTCTGCATTGGCAAGGCGAAGAAGAAGCGTTGGTAGAGGGTAGAAACGGATGGCGTGGGTGCAAGATGTATTTTGAGATTGATGGTAGTAGCATCAGATTGAATCATACATTTACTGTTGGTCACGATAATCCTAAGTATGTGGATAGTGGCGTTAAGTCAATGCTACTTATGGCGCAAGCGATGGGACTAAAAGAACCACCAAAAGATACATCTACTGCCTTTATGGGCAAAAGTGTATCAGCTGAGTTAGTCAAAGATGACAATGGTTATCTAAAGATTAATGAAGATTGGGGTAAGACTTGGCAACCTACTGATAAAAAGCCAGAGCCTGTTGACGATAGTATCAAAACAGGACCATCGGAATCTGATTTAGCAGCAATGGGAACAACCACTGTTGATGATGATGACGCACCATTTTAATTTTGATGGTAATAATAGGCCTACGCTGTGTGCATATTGTAAAGCACCAGCTGGGCCGTTTTTAAGAAAGGATGGAGAATTTTGGCTTGGAGCGTGCTGTATGGCTCATTTAAAAAAGATTGGGGAGGGAGAAAGACTACCCAACAAAGCACAACTGAATGATACAGGGATTGAATATTCCATAGCACAAACCAAAGATATTTATTTAGAACTAGCAGGAAAGGAAGATCAAAAACCATTGCACAAATGGGATAGGGATAACAGGAAAAGAATCTTCACAACTATTGTTAGGGAATATCTAAACTGGGCGAATGTGCAAGCGCAGTTAGATGATGAGAGAGCTGCAAATGGATTTAACAAAGTACCTGAAAAAGGACATACTCTATAACGACCTTGGTTTTAGTACAGGTAAGAGTACACATGATTTAATAAACGAGATGCAAGCACAGGGGTTGCTTGTAGACTTCTTAGAAATTACTGGCGAGATAATACGAGTACCAGTAAAAGCAATAGGCGGTAAACCAGATACAGGCGGTCAAAAGTCTGGGTACTATGCTATCAACAAGGTAGGCGGACACATGTTCTGCACTTATGGTAATTGGAAAACTGGTTTTGAGGGCAAGTGGTCAAGCATAGATACTAACCAACTTAGTATTGTAGATAGACAAGAATTACAAAAACAAATGGAAGAGGCTAGTGCTAAGTCTCGTAAAGAAAGGCAACAAAGACAAGATGAAGTTGCAGTTGAAATGCAGGAAAAGTTTAAGATTTGCCACGAAGCCATCGACCATGAATATCTCACGAATAAAAAAGTTAAAAGTTATGGGTTGAAGCAATTAAATGGTAGATTAATTGTTCCTGTATATAATACTACAGGACAGATTCGTTCTCTACAGTACATAGATAAAAAGGGAGAAAAAAGATTCGCTTCCGCCTCAGAAATCAAAGGTAATGTATTTTTAATCGGTACGACCTTACAAGATTTAAACAATATAGAAAAATTAATTTTAGTTGAAGGCTACTCAACTGCCGCTTCAGTCTATGAAGCTACCCAGATTCCTGTAGCTTGCGTTTTTAGTGCCAACTTCTTGTTGGATGCAGCCTCTAATTTACGCAAGCTGACAGGTGCTAGATTTATTCTTGCACTTGATAATGATGAGAGTGGAGTGGGAGAGAAGAAGGCGCAAGAGTGCGCGAGTGCTGTAGTTAATAGTGCGGTGCGATTACCTAGTGAAGTCGGAGACTATAACGACCTGTATTTAAAATATGGTTTAGATAAAGTTAGAGCTGAACTAATTGAACATAAGCTAGGCATACAAAAGTATGCGATTCGTAATCTTGTTGGTAAGCCAGAGCCACAAAAGTTTTTAGTTGACGGACTTATTCCTATTGGTAAACCTGGAATACTTGCCGCAGTTGGTGGTGTGGGTAAGTCGTTAAGTGTCATACAGTTAGCATTATCTGTGGCGTGCGGAGGCAGGTGGTGGGGGAAAGATGTAAAAGAGCGTGGCAACACAGTTATATTCTGCGCGGAAGATGATCTAATGGAAATACATAGGCGACTTGACTTGCTCGACCCTAAGGGCAAGCGATTTAACTCCTCTTATGAAGTCTATGTATTTCCTGTCCCAGAACAAAAAGAACCAATGATACTGTTAAGAGAAGAAGGTATTACCCCTATAGCACAAGAGTTAGTAGAAGAATTAAAAGCCATACCAGATTTAAAGTTAGTATGTTTCGACCCATTACAAGCATTTACAACAGGTAATGTATCAAGCAGTAATGAAGCTGGCCAACTCTGGGGAAGTTATTGCGCTAACATATCAGCTCGTCTTGGTTGTGCAACGCTTACGATTCATCATCTTAATAAAGGTGCGTTAGCTAATGATAGTGATGATGCTATGAGCCACCGAGCCGAGATAAGGGGAGCAAGTAGTATTACTGACAGCGTGCGGTGGGCGATTGCTATGTGGCTTGCGAGCGTGGAGGATTGTGAAAGGATATGCGAGGAACAGCGCGTGACCTATGAAAGAATGAGCGTGGTAAAAGCCGCCTTAGTCAAATCTAATTCTGGCAATGTTGACTATACTACCAAGACATTATTTAGGAAAGACGGAGTGTTAGAGCCATTAGAAGAATTACAAAATCCTATGAATTTATATGATCAATTTTAAAAGGAGAAAACTATGAACTGTTGGCATTGTGGAACAAAAGTAATATGGGGTGGCGACCATGATATTGGAGATGAAAGCGAAGAATTTGACATCGTTACCAATTTATCATGCCCAAAGTGTGAGGCATTTATTGAGGTGTATTTACCAAAAATTAAAGAAAATGACGACTGATTTAAATAAAATCGTTGGGAACTTTAGGGACATACTAGGGAACCTAAGGGACATACTAGGGAACGAGAGGGTCAACACTAGGGTAGGAGATGCCCATATATCCATTACCATAATAATGGTAATAAGGAGAGCAAACCCCTTGAGGGGGTTTGACTCTCTGGAAAGCAAGCACGCTTGCGCAGGAGAAAGATGAGAAGATTTGGACAAATAGACAAAAACTATTGGTGGATTACAGCGCATGCGAGCGAGCGTGGAGAGAGAACTGCATTAGTTCCAATCACGCTTGCACGCAAGGAAGGAGATTTCTCGCGTGTGCGTCAATTAATCTGGCATTGGTATCGAAGTGAAGTCGCAGGCAATGAGGAGTTATCAATGACAGCTCGATTTGTTGGTTGGGCTTTGTGCGAGCGTTGGAGATATGAAACTTGGTCGTCGCATGATGCGATTAGTTATTATGCAAAGATGACAGCTGTAAATAGGAAAAGCGTGGGTAAGGCCATTGCAGAACTTAGCGAGGCAGGATTGATATGGATTGTTTTGGAAGGAGAGCCGAAGCGGTTAAAGAAATCTCAGAGCGGTGGGAAGAAACATTTTATTTTGGTTGGTTTGGCTGACTTGGTGCGTGAGTGAGCGTGAGGAGAGCTAGACATACCTGGAGAGGAGTGAAAGGGGGATCATGGTCTATAGATACGCCTAGGCTCTGTAGATTCATTATAAGGGTAAAGTGGTCAGTTACCTAGAGTTTTATAAAAGAATTGACCAGCGTGCGTGTGGAGGCGTGTGAAGTATAATAAAAACAAAGGAGTAAATTATGAATCCATATAAGATACCAGAGCCATCAATAATATCTTTTTCTGGTGGTAGAACATCTGGATATATGTTGTATAAAATATTAGAAGCATACAACGGAGTATTACCAAAGGATATATATGTTGCTTTTGCAAATACTGGTAAAGAAGCACCAGAAACTTTAGATTTTGTAAAAGATATATCTGATAAATGGGATATAAAAATTCATTGGCTTGAACATTACTTTGGTAATGAGAAGCCTATTCATAGAACGAAAGAGGTTACTTATGAAACTGCTTCGAGAAATGGAGAGCCTTTTGAAAGATTATTAGAGCAGAGGGGTAAACTACCAAATGCTGTAAATAGATTTTGTAGTTCTGAATTAAAAATAAAAGTTCTTTATAGGTTTATGCAAGCAAAAGGTTATAAAACATGGGATAACATTTTAGGTCTTAGATACGATGAGCCGAGAAGGGCAATATCTGCCAGAAATGTTGACTATCAAAAATGGACTAATTTAGTTCCTTTATATCAAGCAAAAGTTACGAAAGAGGATATATATAATTTTTGGAATAAACAAAACTTTGATTTAAATCTATCTAATTTGAATGGTAAGACTCCAGCTGGTAATTGTGATCTTTGTTTTTTAAAAGGAAAGAAAACTCTTACATCTTTATTAAAAGAACGACCAGAAATGGCCGATTGGTGGATAAAGCAAGAAGAAAAATTTAATTCAGAAAAACATATAGAACATAAAACCAATAGATTTATTAAGGGTATTAGTTATATAGAGTTAGTAGATTTATCAAAAACAAATAAAGATTTATTTGATGATGAACAAATGACTTGTTTTTGCCATGATTGAGAATGACTAGCGAGAGACTTTAGGGGGTTTGTCATCTACGGAGAGTTAATGACACTCTCGCTAGTCGTAACTTATTGCTTGCGGTCGATTATTACTATTGCTAATGAGGTGAGTAGTAGCATGAGTGCGAAT